CCCGGGGTTGATCTGAGGTATAAACTACCCTCGTTCTTTACTACTTTATGGACAGCTTCAAATGGGATCCTATTCGTCGATTTCTGATACTTTAAGAATCAGCAGGATATCTGTGAAAGGTAAGAAGCCTTATAAGGCTCCGAACCCCTTCAATTATACCCTCTCGCAGTTAGTTTCCACTAATGCGAGTTTCGACGTGTTCTCTATCAAACGGAACACAATAGGAACGCACCAGGGGTGGCTAACCACCCAGGCTCAGATGCGGCTGTACAATAAGCTTAAAGCTAAAGCCTACACTTCGCTCCAACTTGGAGCGGATTTTGGTGAACGTAAGCAAAGCATAGAAACGGTTACAAAACTGCTTAAAGCAGTTCGTAATCCGCTTCAAACCCTTGGGAAGATCATGCGGGATTTAACCCGAAGATCGAAACAAGGGCGAGGAAGTCCTGCAATTAAGGATGTTTCCGGTGCCTTTCTAGAATTCCAGTATGGAGTCAGACCCTTAATCGGGTCGATTTATGACGCCTGTGGAGTTTTACAAAAACCTTACCCAGTTTATCGGGTCAGGGCTTCGGTCCCAAATATCTGTACTCTTCCGGGCAAAACTGCCCCGGATCGTCCAAATGAAAAAAATTGGAGATACGCGAAGTACACGTACGAAGGAAGATATTCAGGCGGGTTTAACGTCATCGTAGAGAATCCAGTTGTCCACTCTATGGAAAGGTGCGGAGTTCTCAACCCGGCTAGTATAGCCTGGGAACTCGTACCGTTCAGTTTTGTGGTCGACTGGTTCATTCCGGTAGGGAAATTTATTTCTTCCATATCGGACTACGCAGGGTGTTCGCTGACAAATCAGTACCAAACGCTTTTTGTCGAAGGTACTGAGACACTCGGCTACCGCAATCGCAGTGACATGTCGGGTCCTTTACCGGACCTTACTGCTACAGCAAAGACGGTGACGTGTGTAAGGAGGGTTGGCCCTCTGGGATTCCCAGTCAAAGGACTGCGAGAACTCCAGTTAAGTCAATCCAAGGAACACTGTGCGAATGCTTTAGCTCTAATACTCCAAATGAGAAATCGCGGAGCGTAAAGAGCAAAGTATTCAACCCATTAATCAAAATCCTTTCAGGAGAAATCCATGGCTACTATTGCCAATGCAACCGTCAAAAAGTACGACGGAACCACCGATGTTGTTTACACCGCTGTTAAGGGTGCGGCGGGGGACCGAGATACTGCTCTGTGGCGTAATGAAGCTTTCAACGCCATCCAAGGCAATCGCCCGGTCTTCGCTATAACCTCGCGCTCTAGCGGTAACGGTAAACAACGTATTGTGGAACCACGTCTTATGATGCCCGAGTTGGTTACCGACTCCACCACAGGTATCACCAGTGTCCGGATGAAAGACGTGGCCTCTGCTGCATTTACTATCAATACGGACCTTACGGACTCCACTCATCAAGAGTGTGTGGCTCAGTTCTTGAACCTTTGTTCGAGTGCTGCGGTTCGTGCCACCATTATCTCCGGCTACTCGCCGACTTAACGGGGGTTGATAGTTATGCATACACTTTCAGAAATGCAGTGTATCGCGAGTGAAATTCTACTCGCGCTAGGCGACGCCTACTCCTTTGATGCGTATAATGTATCAACGCATCAGGACTGGTGGGTATACTTACCGGAAGGTAAGGATCCGTGTAGTTTTTCGTCGGGTGACGAGTACTTCCGTCACGCCGTTGCCTCTTCCCTCTTCAAGAAATACGAGGGTTTCCCCGGAGACGCTGACTTACAAGAAAGCGCCGCTTGGGATTTGTGGCTGGCAAACGAGCAACATTGTTTCCGCACGAACCAGAGGTTCCATAGTTACATACACTCTGAAGAGGCCTTTCTTGGCCTAGATCCTGAGATTAGGGAATTTCTCCGACTTCTGCAGGAAGAGGTATGTTTCGTTCTGGGACCGTGCCCTAACCAAGTTGAACCACGGTTAGGGCCTGGGGCTACATATGACCTGAGGAAGCACAATATCATGGTGCCAGTTAAACTAAGCACCATTCCATCGATGACAGCTGACGCTTGGCCCTTCATTAGGGATTGGTCACAGTCTGCTTGGCGTAGAAGCCTAACAGATGATCTGTTTCCAACACCTGACTTACAGGCCTGGCAGAATTTCAAGATTAGAACTCTTGACATTCCAGCTACCAAACTTTCCTTTAGTCCCGTTCGCGGGAATAGGTATGCAACTGTACCGAAAACAAGGAAAATACGGAGATCTATAGCAGCTGAGCCAACTATCAACATCTACTACCAACTTGCTTACGGTAGGAAGATGCGTAGGAGACTCCAGCGTTTCGGGCAGTTACTTGTTCCCGAAACTCATGAGATAGGAGATGCAACACTTTCCTATCACGACGCTGAGTCGCAGAAGATCCATAAAGAGCTCGCCCGTAAGGGCAGTATCGATGGGTCTAATGCCACTATAGATCTAAAATCGGCTTCTGATACAAATGCCTATTCTTTTGTAGAGTTTGCACTGCAGAAATGCCCCCGCTGGTTTGGGGTATTAAACTCTCTGCGTAGCTCTATAACTGAAAAGGATGGAACTGCTTACCATCTAGAAAAATTCTCTTCGATGGGTAACGGTTACACATTTGAGCTTGAAACATTGCTCTTCTTTTGTATCTGTAGGGTCGCGTTGCGGATGCTGGGCGAAGACTGCCGCTCCGTTAATGTTTATGGAGACGACATAATTGTACCTGCGAATTGTTACCGTAGCGTTACTGCTGCTCTGCGCTTTTGTGGTTTTAACATTAACACCACAAAATCCTTCCACACAGGACCCTTCAGGGAATCCTGTGGCGGAGACTTCTACCGAGGTATGGATGTTCGGCCACCCAGTATTACGGGTGAACCGACAGACCCCTCGGGTTGGGTTACAGTCTTTAATCAACTGAAACGCTTAGAAGGCAGAGTTAACGACGTTCACTTGGGTAATGCACTTAAAACTTGCATTAACAACATACCAAGAGAGCTTCGAAACTACGGGCCACAAGCCCTAGGTGACGAAGTGCTTCATTCAGACGACGAGTCTGAGTGGGCAGTTAAAATGCGTGTATACAAAAATCCCCATAAAACGGGGAGACGTGGACACGCTATACCTCATATTCGCATTACGCATGCTAGGAGAGAAAAATACTCCTGGGATCGCTTTTGCGAACCGTCAATGGCAGTTAGCCGATTGTACGGGCTCGACGCTTCGGGAGTTCCTTTTAGGAACGCACCTATAGCTGAGATAACGTGCCGATGGATTCCCTGGACCCCAGGGCTTAGTTAACCTCCTTTTTGGTTGACTGAGGCGGAACCTGCACCGCCTAAAATACAGGTTGAGAGGGGGCTTCCCGCCCTTAATA